GGGGTGAACGATGCGAGGAACGCGTTGGTGATCGTGTATTCCGGGTTGGAGGCCGATTCGGTGGTGCCCGAGGGCGAGAGGACGAGGGTGGTGTTCCCGGCTCCGACCGCGGCGTAGAGGGTGGCTTCGATCTCGCCAGCGCCGTAGCTGTTGAACAGCGTGAGGGTCACTTCGACGGACTGGAGGCCTTGGGTGAACTTGTGGCCGGTGTCGCCGAACGCGGTCGTCTCGAGCTGGTCGTAGCCGACGGTGAGGGTCGCCGCCTTACACTGGTCGGACACGTCGACGGCGCCGATGAGGACGGTGGGGTTGGACAGGTAGGTCGTGGTTGCCATGTAGGGCTCCTTAGTTGCGCCGTGAGGCGATTCTCACGGTCAGATCGTAGGCCGGTAAGTCTTGGCCGCCGATGGTGACGACGGACGGACGGCCGGAGGTGATGGGTAGCGTCGAGTTCATTAGCGTGTCCACCTGTGTGAGCAGGTAGTCGACGGCGTCTTGGTTGGCGGGAGGTGCGGCCACGATGCTGATCGTGAACGTGATGTCGCCGACGTTGTACGTGAAGGTCTCGAAGGTCGGCGGGCTGATGAGCACCGACATGGGCCGGATGTTTCTGGGGTCGGTGACGGCGGTGTAGCCGAGGCCTGTGATGGTGGAGACGAGGGCGTTCTGAGCCTCGATAAAGATGCCGGATGCCACTTCATGCCACCTGAGCCCTGTTGATGCCTAGGAGGCGCATGATCTCGCCGTGCGAGAGACTGGGGATCGCGTTGCCCATCTGGTCAAAGGACGCGAACGAGTCCACAGCTCCACGCTGACGGTAGAGGGATGCGGCGTACATGGTGGTTCCAAGCGTCACGGCGCCGGATGGGCTTGAGCTCAGGCTGTCGGTGTAGCCGGCCGCCTGTCGACGACGGTATGCCCACGCGTTCGCCGCGGAAACACAGGTAGCGATGAATGCCGTGTCGTTGGCGGTGGCTGTGGCGATGCCGAGCCACTCGGTCACGTTGCTCGAGGTGATCCAAGTACAGGTCTGGGTCCACGTGATCGTCCCGAACGGATCCGCAACATCGCGGGTCACCTCGTCGCCGGTGTCGGCATAGAGGTACTGGTTCAGGATGATTTCGTTGAAGTCGAACGTGTAGTCGCCTTCGTCGTCGACACCGGTGAACAGGTAGGTCGGTACGTCGAGGACGGTGAAGGTGCCGTCCATGCCGTTGCCGAGGCCGGCGACGGTGATTGAGTCGCCGACGGAGATGGGGGTGTTGTCCAGAGTCTGGATCACGACGATGTCGTCGATCCTCATCCGATGCGTCACTGTGAACGTCGCCATGATCCAGACTCCTAGGGGCAGATCAGACGAACGCGGCCTTGATGAACTTCGTGTCGTCCAGCATGAGCGTGGCGAAGTATCCGCGGAACTTGATGTACCGGGACAGGGAGCCGTCGGCGGCTTCCACGGAGATTGCGCCCTTCTGCTGTTCGAAGATTTCGAAGCCGTCCGGGTGGCCGATGGCGAGGGTGCCGCTGGCGAAGTTGCGGTCGACGACGACCTGAAGGCCGAAGGCGGTGGCGGTGGCGGTGCCGGGGGCCATGTTGCCGAAAGCGTTCATCGGGCCGATCTGCGGGAACAGCGGACGGTCAGCGGTGTCGGTGAGCTGTCCCATCGAGGCCCAGCGGTTCGGTGCGACGAACAGATGGGTCGGGAGCCAGCCGTTGGAGGCCGACAGGATGTCCGACGCGGCGGTGTACATCCACGTGACCCAAGTGACCGGGTCGGCGATGTTCGCGGCCGTGAAGTTGTTGCTGTTCGTGATGCCGGTGATGAGGTTGTCGGCGGCCACGTTGTCCGTCTCGTTAGCGTACACCCGGCTCATGTCGTCGAGCAGGAGGGCGAGCACGTTCGGGTCGGTCCAGTCGAGGTCCTCTTCCGAGAGGCGGACGTATCCGCCGTAGACACCCTTGGTGACCTGATTGTCGGAGACCACGAAGGTGCCCTGATCGAGCGCCGTGTTCTCGCCGTTGCTGGCTCCGATGGTGGTGTGGGTGGTGACGCTGGGACGGCGGAACACCTTGCCGCCTCCGGGCATGGCCTTGGCGCCGATGGCGTCGATGACCGGGCGCAGACCGCGGAAGTTGTTGTAGACCGGGCCGACGATCGGCTCCGGGAGGATGCCGGGGGTGTCGGTTGTTTCGACGTTCGGGGCGGCCGCGCGGATGCGGGCGTTGAACTCGGCGAACTCGGCGCCTCCGGCGAGGAACTTGGCGATGTATTCGCCGGCCGAGGGAAGCTTGAAGTCGCGGCGGGCTTCAGCGAAGATCGGCTGGGTGGGGATCACGGTCGGGGCTGAGGCCTCGACGGCGACCGGGGTGGGTTCTGACATGAGTGAGTCCTCCTCGGGCTCTGGGTATTCGGGTTGGGATTCTTCGTCGTCCTCCGGGGCGGAAGCGGCGACAGATGTAATGCGGGCTTGATCAAATGCCGGGACGGCGACGAGTGAGAGTTCGTGCCAGTTAGCGGCTGTGACGACCATGGTGCCGTTCTTGTCGAACTTGAACTTGGTCGGCTCGACTCCGACGCTGACGGCGTCCAAGGCTCCCATCTTGAGGAGCTCTAGGGCGTCGTTGCCGGCGTTGGTGGGGGCGATCTTGGCGGTGAACATCATGCCTTGATCGGTGGAGACGCGTTCGGTGACGAGGCCGACGACTTTGGAGAGGTCGTGGCTTTCGACGAGTTTCGGGGCGCGGCCTTCTTCGGACAGGGAACCTGCTTCGAAGCGGACGCTGGTGCCGAGTGAGTCGATGGTGGTGACGCCCCACGGAACGGCGAGGCCGGTGATCGACCGGGTGGGCGGTTCGTCAGGTGCGGCGGCGTCAATCGTAAGGTCTGTGACTGCGAGTCTGATCATCCGAGTTGATCCTCTAGTACTTGGTCGGTCTGTTGTTCTTCCATCATGCCAGCCTGCGCGAGTGCTTCGTCGATGTCGAACTCGAGGTGACGGCCGCGGGGGAGTACGTCGTCCATGGAGAGTCGTTCGGCGATCGCGGTGGCGTATGGGAGTGCGCCCCAGAGCCAAAGATCTCGGCGGGATTCCTGCGCGTTTTGGTAGGTCATGCCGTTGCTGGTCGGTGCGGACACGAGGTAGGCGGGGACACCGGCGAGGCGGCTCATCTCGAGCGCCGCATGGTTGCGAGCTTCGACCAGCTGGAGTTTGCTGGGGTCGGATTGGAACTCTTTGAACTCGACGGCGGAGTTGAGGGCGCCGATGGCGGATTCGCGTCGGACGGACGCCCAGCCGGAGGCAAGTTCGCCGAGCTCTTCGGCGGTCATCGGTTCGGAGCCATCTTTCTGTTGAAGGTAGCCGGCCGCGATCTCGGTGAGGGCGAAGCGTCGGGCGGCGGCGTCGAGACGGATGGCGATGTCGACGGAGCGGGCCCCGGTGTAGAGGAGGCCTTGGTCGGGGGCGAGGAAGCAGATCACGTTGGCGGTGTCAAGCATGACGCCGTTGAACTCGACCTCGTCGGGCATTCCCCACCACTGCGGGCCTTGCTGGTTCGGTGTCTCGACGTTGGAGTGGGGGAGCCATGTGAACGCGGCCGGGAAGCCGGTGGAGTAGCGGGCGGTGATGTACCAGAATGCGCGGCCGTACATCATCAGGTCGCTGACGGTGTTGGCCATGATGAACTGGCGCGGCACCTTGGGGTCGGGGCGCGTGAACCAGCCTTCGCCTTGGAGGTAGACCTTCTCGTATTCTTCGTCGATTGAGTTCCAGACAAGCTGGTATTGCTTGAGGTCAAGGCCGGCGATCATGGAGCAGATCATGGAGCGGGACCGAGCGATCGTTGGGATCGACAGAGCTCGTTCCTCAGCAGTCCCGACTGAATAGCCGAGGAACGAGCCGATCTGTCCTGCTCCACCGGAGGCCGCTTTGACGGCGACGGCGGGCTTGGCGGTCGTGCGCTTGAAGAGTGCCACTAGGCGGAGTCTCCCACAGCGTTGATCGGATGTCTACGATCTGCCGATGGCGACGCGCGCTTTGGATGGTGCGGCGGATGCGAGAGCTGTCGCCCAGACGAGACAGCGGGCCAACTCGATCGGGCCCGGGCTTTTCTGGGAGCTGAGGACGACGTTGCCGGATTGCTTGACGAGGACGGCGCGGGAGACGTGTTCGGCGAGGGCGAGTTCTCCGCCGTGTTCCACTTTGCCTTCGTTGATCATCGCCCGGACAAGGCCGGTCCACTTCAAGAGCTCTCCGTAGCCGACGGTGCGGGTGCGCGGTTTCCATGTCTTGGGGGTATGGATCTCGAGCGACGGTGAGACGGCGAGCTGGAGGTCGCGGTTCGCCATGAGTTCCTCGACCTTGGCCCAGAGCTCGTCCTCGGATTCGACGATGAAGGCGGGGGCGACTTGGATCTTCTTGTCGTCGCGGCGGTAGGCGCGGACGCCGACGTACCGGGATTCGTCGAGGCTGGAGTCGATGGCGAGGATCCCGCCGTCGGGCATGACGGCGGTGGTTTGGCATTCGTCCCATCGGCCGGGGGCGAGCCACGAGTTCGCGGAGGAGATCCAAAGGTTGAGGTGGGCGCGGAGGAACGCGTTCTTGTCGGGTGTTTCGGCCGCCGCCTCGAGGGCGTCCCATGTGACGGTGGTGCCGAGCGCCGGGTTGGCCCATGGCCACCATTCGCGGTCTTGCCAGCGGACTCCGGGCGGGGGTGACCATTCGGCAAAGTAGAGCTTGCTGGTGCGGCCGGCGTCGATCGCGTTGATCGCCTGTTCGCGGAGCTTGAGCATTGCGGTGGAGCTCTCGTCGCCGGCGGTGGAGAACATGGCCATGAGTGGGCTGGGGCGGGCGATCATGGTCGGTCGGAGCGCGTCGAAGATCACGGCGGGGGAGATCGACCAGATCTCGTCGAGAAGGACGAGGTCGTTGGAGGCGCCGTGCTGGGTGGAGGTCGCGGCCGATACCCGGATGCTGGAGCCGTCGGGCATCAGGATCTGCTCCCGGCCATACGACCAGAACGGCTTTCCCCCGAAGCCCTCAAGGATTGGCGCGAGCTCGCGGAAGATCGCCGACGACCGGTCGAGCTTGTTGGCGACCAGCATGACGGACTGAGGCCGGCCAGTCTTGGCCGCCCACTCGGTCACGAAGAATCCGGCCAGCGCCTTCAAGAGCACGCTCTTCCCCTGCTGTCTAGCACAGGAGATCAGAGCCTCCCGATACCAGAAGCCGTCGTCCTTCCTTTGGAGCATCCCTTCAACCGCTCGAATCTGCCAATCCATCAGCGGCATCAGATGTCTCGACGCCCAGCCGGCCACCAGAGCAGCCACCTCGCTTGAGCAACCCTCCGGCTGGACACTTTCCAACCTTGGTTCAACACGACCAGAAGCTGATTCCAACGAGTGCGCCGTGAACGACCCAGAATCACACCCGATTCCGATGGGTTCACCCCCATTTACCTGCGGTTTCGTCAGAGAGACAGAAGGG